TCAAAAGCTCTTTTTCATCTTCTCCGCTGCGGCGGCGATCGCGTCACCGTAGACGTGCGTATAGATGTCCATTGTCGTGGACAGCTTCGCATGACCGAGCAGCTTCTGCGCCGTCTTTGGGTCTACGCCAGCCTCAAATAGTGCGGTTGCGTAGCCATGCCGGATCTGATGCAGAGAGACCGTCACGCCGCTGGCGGCGCAGTACGCCTTGTAAAGCTTGCGGAAATCGCCGTCTGTCAGCAGCGAGCCGTCCGGCTCGGCAAACAGATACCCTTGCGGCAATTTTTTCGGCAGAAGCGCATCCAAGGCGGGCAGGAGCGGGACCTCCCGCACACCGGCGGCTGTCTTTGGTTCCTTGATCTTCGCGCCGTGGTCGTAATAGACGGACCGGCGGATATGCACGCGCATGGCTTTGCGGTCAATGTCGGCTCCGGTTAAGGCCTGCGCCTCTCCCCTGCGGCAGCCGGTGTAGTAGATCAGCGCCGGGAGCAAGCCAAAGGGCAAATTCGTGGATGCCTTGATCTTGGCGATCTGGTCTTTGTTGGGGGCCTCGCGCCGCGTCTGCGGGAGATTGCGCGGCACGCGGACGGCCTGTGCCGGATTGTAATTCGTTTTTCCCTGCAGCTCCGCCCAGCGCAGGACCTGGCGGATGACCTGCAGCTGCATGGCGACGGTCTTCCTCGCCCGCGCGGCGGCGAAGTCCCGAATAAATGCGTCGATCTCTTTGGCGGTGATACTGCCGACCTGCCGCGCCCCAAATTCCTCCACGGCTCGGCGCAACGCCGGCTTATAGTTTTTCACCGAGTTCGGCTCGAGCTTCGGCTCGGCTTCATCCCACCACTGCTCTGCGATCCTCGAGAAGGTCGTCTCCGCGTCGATCTCCGCTTGTAGCTGGGCTCGGTCAAACGCCTTGACCTTTTCCCATACTTCCTTGTCGGTTTTCCCGCGGAAGGCCTTGCGCTTGCCGTTGATGCGGAGGATCGTCTCATGCAGACCGTCCGGTCGGATGTAATAGCTGGGATATTTTGGCATTGCGCCGCCTCCTCTCTGTTAAATATTCCAGTAGCCAACCGGCGCGCGGTTGCGTTATAATTCCATCCGGCGCCAAATACACAAGGGTGCCCGAGGGAGCTAAAATGTACGACATCGCCTACATCCTCGCACTGTTTGAGTCCCTGCCCGCGCATGACCAGCACGAGATCCTCGAGCTGGCTGCACAGCTCGCAGCCGAATCCCAGCGCAGCGATCCGTAGACCTCCGCGCATTTTCCCTCTCCGAGTTCGCGCGAGCTCAGCAAAGGCCGCCGCCCTCATGGATGGCGGCCTTTTGCGTTGGAAAGAATTCCTTGCATTTTCGACACGGCTCTGCTATCCTATCTGTGGCGCTGCCAGTACAACGGTACAGGGTAGGCGGTTGGCTCCTCCATCCCGGAGGGGACTTCTTGCCCCTCCAAGAGAGGGGTGATGCGTATGCTTACATATTCAGAGCTGTTCGAGTTCTGTCTTGTGGTCATAGGGATCATTGGCCTGTGTTTTCAGGCAAAAAAGAAGTAACCGCCTCACGCTTCCCCAAGCAGGCGGTTACTCTTTGAGCAACTAACCGGGGAGCTGACCGTCTACCGGCAGCGCCCTTCGTTTGTACTCCAAGTATAGCCGCCAAATTTCAAGTTGTCAAGGTTTGCTTTGAACTTTTCTGCGGTGCTGGTGACGTTATAATCGATGCTATCGTTGATGGCCCTCCCTGTCACGGGGAGGGCTTTTCCCGTGCCCGAATCGGGCACTTTTTTTATTTTTATTTTTGCGCCGGAGCATATCGCCGACGACTCTGGTTTGCTCTGCCGGGTCGAGCTCCGCGAAGAGGTCGATGAAGGGCGCATAGCGCTCGTCGAATCCCAGCGCAGCGATCCGTAGACCTCCGCACATTTCCCCCTCTCCGAGTTCGCGCGAGCTCAGCAAAGACCGCCGCCCTCATGGGTGGCGGCCTTTTGTTATTCGTCAGCGTTTGCGATCAGCGTTATTGCCGCACCGTAGCTTTTCCCGTTTTCTCCGCCGAATACTTTCAGCGTAATCGCGTCGGTAAATTCAAGATCGTTAAAAACGGCGTCAAGGTTTTCCTTTGCAATGCAGCCTATTTGGTCGCCGTTGACTTTGACTGCCAGTGCGCGCTCGCCCTTGTAGTCAAACTCATCGAGAGACACTTCGCAATCTTCATAAGGCGGCTCACAATTTGCGATAGCGCCAAGAATTTCCTGCCGCGAGGTTCCGTCCTCGTTGTCAAATGATTCTCCGACTACGTCATAATGATGGCGGAATGACGTGACACTGCTGGCCTTAATCTTAGGCGCATGCTGGCGTTCAACTCGTTCACGTTCCGCTTTTGTCTTTTCAATTTCTTCGTCAAGTTCATCAAGGTGGGCCTGCGTTTTCTTCAGCCGTTCCTCGGCAGCCTGTTTTCGATGGAGTTCAGCCTGCTGTTCGCGTTCAGCCTCACGCTTGTCGTCAAAATGCCATTTGACGCACAGCCCCACATCAATCGCAATCGCCGCATATAGGAATATGACTGAGTTCATGCGCTCCTCCCCCGTGCCCGAATCGGGCACTTTTTTATTTTTTATTTTTGCGCCGGAGCATATCGCCGACGACTTTGGTTTGCTCTGCCGGGTCGAGCTCCGCGAAGAGGTCGATGAAGGGCGCATAGCGCTCGTCGAGGACCTGCGTGGCCGTGCCGGTCTCCCCCAGCAGGTCGGAGACCGTGCAGCCAAGATATTGCGCGAGCTGCTGAGCTTTGCCAAGCGATGGAGATTGCCCTTTTTTCAGGTTTGTCAGAAAATCCTTGCCCGCACCGCTTTCTCGACAGGCTACGGTAGGTGGGACTCCCTTCTGCTTGCATCTTATCTCAACATTTCGCACAAAGATTTCGTTGTTCAATGGTATCACATCCTCTCTGCGTTGTTTGAAATTCACAAAAATCTAAAATTAACTTCAAGCCTATTGACAATCTATAATTAACGATTTACTATTTACTCACGGTGAGCCGCGGCGCACCGGGTGAAAGGAGGTGGAAAGACATGGCACCAAACCCAGTTACGATCGCTAAGGTCATTCGGGTCATCGAGATCCGTGAAGTCCGCGGCGATGGGACGCACGATGACCCGGTCCGCGTGGCAACGTCCTATTGGTCGATGGACGGGAAGCAGCTCGCGGTGTACGATCCCGTCAGGCGGGATCAATGCCAAGAGCTTTCTCAAACGTCAACTCCGAGTCGATGAAATGGATCATCGCCTGGATAAAAGTTTTCATCGTCTTGACATCCAGATCTTCGTGCTTACGAACATAATGGGTCTCATCGTTTCCGATCCAAGTTGCGCGCTGAGCCAATGTTTGTATTCTGCCGTCTTCGATTCGTCGAAGACTTTGCCCGAGGGCTTCGGCTTTGATAGCCTCCTCATCAGCGGGAAATTTATGGCAAAGGTAGTCTTTTACAAGATACTCCAATGCCTTGCGGTATCCGATGCCGCAAATCTGGGACAATCCTTCGGCCTCTGCCTGCTGAGCCTGTCCATAGGTTTCAACGAAGGTCAGCGACAGTCCAAGGATATCATCGCTGAAGGATTCACGATTTGGCGTCATCGGAAAGAGTTCATATTCGCCCATATAGTTTGCTATGTGGCTACTCACCAGTCCAATGCTTTGACGAAATTTCCCAAGAAAAACCTTGCGGCACTTCTGGCAGAAAAACATGGTGTATAAATTACAAAGCGTTGTTGCCTTGTCCGCGCTGTCCATCGCATATCTCGAATTCAGAACAGTTGGTTTCAGAGCGTGATGGCATATCGGACATTCATCAAGCTCAGGGATTTCAAAGTCAATCTTATACACACCATTATCATCAAAAGCCGTAATGCGCACCATAATACCCCGCCCTTTCTACATTAACTCACAGTAAACCATAACACACCGAGAGAGAAAAAGCAAGGAGGTGTTCCCAATGAGGATCCGAGAATTACGAGAGCGCCGCGGTCTGACCGGCACGGAGCTGGCCCGCATGACCGGCGTGACGCTGCCCGCCGTGATCGGGTGGGAGAACGGCAGCAAGACGCCCACGACGGACAAGCTGCCGACCATCGCGGCCGTGCTGGAGTGCGAGGTCGGCGACCTCTACGACGACGAGACGCTTCGCGCCGCGAGCGAGGCGGCGAGGGCCGCGGGGGCGGCCAAGGGCGCGGCAGGCGCGAGAGCGCTCGCCGCAGGAAAGTGAGGAGGGATAGGCCATGCGAGAGCGCGAGGCGTTCCGCGATCAGCTGCAATCTTTGCGCGAGCAGTTTGCCGGGCAGGAGGTGCTGACGCTTGATCAGAGCAGTAAGCTCCTCGGTCTTGACCGCGCGGCGCTGCTCGGCGACAAGGATTTTCCGGCCAAGAAGGTCGGCAAGAAGTACATCATTCCCATCGTGCCGCTTGCGCGGTGGATGGCTACCTGGTGATTTGACATTACCACAAAGGAGGATGAAAGACAATGGCACCGCAATACCCGAATCTTTACCAAAGGGGTAGAAAAACGACACTTTTGACGCAGGAAGAGGCGGCGGAGCGGCTCGGCATCTCGCCCGAAACGCTCAAGCGCTACGAGGGCGGACGGCTCACACCGCCGGACGAGACCGTGGCGCGGATGTGCGAGGTCTACGGCGTGAGCTGGCTGGCGCTGGAGCACGCGAAGGCGACCGACCGGCTCGGCATCCTGCCGGAGCTGGAGCCAAAGCCCCTGCCGATGGCGACCATCTCGCTGACGAACCGCCTGCGCGACGCAGCGGACCGGCTGGCCGGACTGCTTCGCATCGCCGAGGACGGCGTGATCGACGACGCGGAGCGCCCGGAGTTCGACGACATCGTGCAGGACCTGCGCGAGACCATCGCCGCGGCCTATCAGGTGATCTACGCGGACGCAAAAAAAGAACGCCCCGAGGCTGGCACCTCGAAGCGTTCCCGTCCCCAGAGCAGGAGCTCTGAAAACCATTGCAAGCACAGTATATCGCAGAAACAGACGAATGTCAACACCTTCCGAGGGGAGGCGCGCGCATGACGGGACTGGACATCTTCCTGATCCTCGTCGGCATCACGTCTCTCACGGAGCGGCTAATGAAGATCATCGTCTATTTGGATGGAGGAAAGTATGAGCGAGGGCGTAATAAAGTCCGGCCATCGTGAGCCGTTTACCGTCCTGTATAAGTCGGCGATCCGAGACACGCGCCTGAGCTTTGAAATGCTCGGATTCCTGACCTATATGCTGGACAAGCCTCCCGATTGGGAGTTCACCATTTCCGGCATGGCGAAGGAGCGCGGCGTCGGCAAGGACACGGTGCGCCGCCTTGTGGGGCGGCTTGAGGAGGTCGGTTATCTGATGCGCGAGCAATCGCATGACGGCAGCGGGCGCTTTTCCGCGAACACCTACGTTTTGCAGGAAAAGCCACCGTTGTCGGAAAACACCGACAACGGTGAAAGCCGTCGTCGGGAAACACCGTCAACGGAGTTTTCGACCCAAAGTAAGAACGTAGAGACTAAAGATTATATTATACCCCCCTATAGTCCCCCCAAGGGGGACGGCGAGGAGCCGAGAAAACGGCGCAGCAAAACGACGCCGGCATGGAAGCCGGAGCGCTTCGAGGGCTTCTGGGCCTATTATCCCCGCGGGGAGAACCGCATGGGCGCGGTGCGCGCCTGGGACAAGCTCAAGCCGGACGACGCGCTGATCGAGACCATCGGCCGGGCGCTGCAGGTCCTGAAGGCCACGCCCGCGTGGCGGGACGGCGTCGGCATCCCCTACGCCGCGACCTTCCTCAACGGCCGGCGCTGGGAGGATGCCAAGGCCAAGCGCCCGGCGCAGAGCGCCAAGGAGCAGACGGTGCGCCGCATCGAGCAGCCGCCGGATAGTCAGGACGGAGGGTGGACATGGGCCGAGTAGACGCGCAGCCGAGCGCCGGTTTGGAAGCCGAGCGCGCCGTGCTCGGCGCGATGCTGATCGACGAGAGCATCGTCAGTCAGGTGCTCGCCGAGGTGGACGAGCGCGACTTCACCAGCACAGCCAACCGGCTGATCTTCCAGGCGGCGCGCGAGGTGTTCCGCGAGGGCGGGCACGCCGACGCCATCACGATCAACGCGAAGCTCGGCTATGCCTCCGGCTCGCCGCAGCAGCAACAGCTCATCGACCTGATGGAGGTCACGCCCACGAGCGCGAGCTGGCGCGAATATGCGCAGCTTATGCGCGAGCAGGCGGCGCTGGGCCGCATCCGCGCCCTCTCGGCGCAGATCAACGGCGCGGCTACGCTCGACGACGTCCGTCCGCTGCTCTCGGAGCTGCAAGCGCAGATGACCTTGCGGCGCGGCGTGAAGGTCGTGCCGATGCTGGAGCTTTTGCAGGATTTCTCCGCCCGCCACGCGAGCGGCGCAGCCGCGGACTATGTGGGCTTCGGGCTGGACGTGCTTGACCACAACAGCTTCATCCGGCGCGGCGACGTGGTGGTGCTGGGCGGCTACCCGAGCGACGGAAAGACGGCCCTTGCCCTGATGATGGCCTATCACATGGCCAAGACGCTCAAGGTCGGCTTTTTCAGTCTCGAAACGTCTGCCGGCAAGATCGGCGACCGCATCGTGACGCAGGGCATGCAGATCGACTTCGACGCGATCAAGCGCAGCCGCCTGACCGACCGCGACTGGGGCACCTTCGCGGTCTGCTCGGAGGACGCAGTCAAGCGCCGGCTTGATGTGATCCAGGCGAGCGGTATGACCGCCGGCGACATCATGGCGGAGTCCATCACCTACGGCTACGACGTGATCTTTGTGGACTACGTCCAGCTGATCGTCCCCGAGGGCAACCCGCGCGACCTGCGCAGCGAGCAGATGGCGACCGTCTCCCGCGCGCTGCACACCTTCGCCCAGAGCCGCGGCGTGCTGGTGGTGGAGCTGGCGCAGCTTAGCCGCCCCGAGCGCGGGGCATGGCGCGCGCCGGATATGCACGACCTCAAGGAGACCGGCCAGTTTGAGCAGGACGCGGATCTGATCGTGATGATCTACCGGCCCGACCCGAAGCAGAACTACTCGCAGGAGAAGTGCCGCGTCATTCAGATCGCCAAAAGCAAGGAGGGGCGGCGCGGCAAGGGCGTGTTCGCCTTTGACGGCAGACACCAGACCTTCGCGCCCTACACCCGCGACGACGAGAAGGGCCGGAAGGAAAAGACGGACGGCGAAGCGCCCGGTCAGATGGCGCTTGAGGAAGTGCCAGAGGACGAGAACGCGCCGTTCTGAAAATCGAGAGAAAGAGAGAGAAACGACATGCCAAGAATCGGAGATACCCACGCCATTTTGGCGGACATCGGCGCGGCCATCGGCCCCGGACATCGGGAGCTCCCGCGGCTGCTGCCGGGCCGCATTGTGTACATCAACCGCGCGCACCGCTGGTTCCTCGTCGAGGCTTCGCTCGGCGACGGCGTCACGGTCCGCGAGGGCTTCAAATTTTGACAGACAGAAACAGGAGGAAAGCATGAAAACCATTGCGATCATGAACAACAAGGGCGGCGTCGGCAAGACGGTGACCGCCATCAACCTCGCAGAGATCCTCGTGCATGACTACGGAAAGCGCGTGCTGCTGATCGACTGCGACGGACAATGCAATCTGACGAACTTTTACAAGCCGGGCTACGACCCCGACTCGGACAGCAACGTTGCAACGCTTTTGCTTGGCATGGCGGAGCCGCTCTGGAGCGATTCTGCCATCACGCTCTCGCCGTCGATGCTGCTTGTTCCCGCATCCTCGGAGCTCTATGACATCGACTGCAACGCGCTGCACGAGGGTATGCGGCGCACGCGTGTTCTGTATGATTTCGTCCGCGCGGCGGAGGATGACAACGGCGCGGACTACTGCATCCTCGATTGTCCCCCTGGGTACACCGTGGCGAGCGTCAACGCGCTGTTTGCCTGTGACGAGGTGATTGTCCCCGCGAAGATCGACGGTTTTGTCTTTGACGGTCTCGAGAGCGTGCGCGCTCAGATCCGCAGCCTGCGTCGTGCGCGTCCCGACGTGCGGATTGCCGGTGTGCTCGTCACAATGCGGAACAGCAGCGAGGTCGTGCGCGAGGGCGAGACCTTGCTGCGCCAACGCGGGATCCCGGTCTTTGAGCAGGTCATTCGGCGCACGGATAAGGTCGTGGAGACCACGTTTGAGAAAAAACCGTTGATCGACTACTGCCCGCGGAGCGTGGCGACGCAGGACTACCGCCGCTGGGTGGCGGAATATCTCGGAGAGGAGCTTGGTCATGGCGAAGTTTGACATCACGAAATTTGCCGAGGCTCTGCCCGACCGCGCGGATTTGCCCGATTCGGGCATGACGCGCGAGATCCCGCTCGGCGACATCCTCGACAATCCGCACAATTTCTACCCGCGCCCGGACAACAACGCGCTCGGCGCGCTGATGGAGTCCATCCAGGCCAACGGCCTGCTCGAGCCGCCGACCGTCGTGCCGGACGCGGACGGCAAGTACCGCCTGATCTCCGGCCACAGCCGCATGGCGGCGCTGCGGCTGCTCGCGGCGAATCAAGACGAGGCCGTCGCAAAACAGTTCTCCACCGTGCTCTGCCGGGTGCTGCCCGCGATGACGGAAGAACAGGAGGTCTGCGCGGTGATCGAGGCGAACCGCCAGCGCGTGAAGTCCAACGCGCTGCTCGCGCAGGAGGCGGAAAAGCTCAAGGAGAGCTACATCCGGCGCAAAAAGGCCGGCGAGGCGTTCCCGGTCGGGCTGCGCGACTGGATCGCCAAGGAGATGCAGATCAACGCGACGAAGGTCGGCAATTTGCAGGTCATCAAAAAGGGCCTCAAGGTGCCGGGCATCATCGCCCGGTGGGAGAAGGGCGAGCTGCCCGAGGCCGCCGCGCTTGAGATCGCCCGCATGGACGACGAGACGCAGTACAGGCTGCTGGATTGGGTCATTGACCACTGTCGCACATGGTCGATCAACAACGTGCGCGAGTTTTCGACCTGCTGGACCTGCTGCAAGCATAAGTGCCCGGATACCGGCGGCTTCTGCCCGAACGCCGCGCGGATGTACGCTGACCGTTATCGCTACGGCGAGTGGCGCTGTGCCGGCTGCTGCCGCGAATGTCTTAACCGCGACACCTGCTCTACCGCCTGCCGCTTCGTGGTCGCCGAGCGGCCGCCGAAGGAGCCGGAGCCTGCCGTGCCCCGAAATCCGGCAGCAGACGACCCACGGCTCAAGAATATGACCCCGAAATTCTGCGAGCGCGTCAAGGCACTGCGCGAAGCGACCGGCTTGACGCGCAGGGAGTTTGCCGAGAGCATCGGCGAGTACCCCGGCACCTACAGCGCGTGGGAAAACAACAGCCTTGCCGGTGCGGGCTCGCTGCCCAAGCTGGCGCTGACGCTCGGCACGACGATGGACTACCTCTGCGGTCTGACGGACGATCCTGCGCCGAAGCCTCCCACCTTGTTCAGCGTGGACCTTTGCTCGCCGGTCTGGCAGCCGCTCGACGCGGCGCACTGGCCGGAGGAGGGCGCGCTGGTCGTGCTCAGCTATGAGACCGGCCTCGGCGGCAGCAGCTACCTTGTGGCCCGCTGCGCCGGCGGCGCGGATGATGAGTACCCGTTTATCTCGACAGACGCGGGGACCACGGTCGACGACATCGTCGAGTGCCGCTGCGACCGCTGGATGCCGCTTGCCGAGTGCAGGCGCGGAGGGGAGGGCGCATGAAAAACGCTTACGCAAAGGAGCAGGCGGAGCTGCGGCGGCAGCTGCTCAACTACGGGGCGCTGGTCGGACAGCAGTTCAACGTGGACATGATGTGCCTTGCCCTCAATGAGGAGGGCTTTGGTCACGACCGGATCATGCGCATCATCCACCGCGCGGAGAAGCACGGCGAGTATTTTCACGAGTGCCTCGCCTACGGCGTGGAAAGCGACGCGCGGTTCGAGCAGCTTGACCAGCGGCTCCGGTACATCTGCCGCGACCACCCGGAGGACTTCGTGCCGCGTGAGGAGCGCTACCCCAACGTCAAGGTGCCCGGCATGGGCAAAAAATTCAAAGCGGAACCGATAGGAGGATGAACATGAAAAACGAAGAGATCGTCAGGGCGCTGCGGTGCATTTCCACCGCAGGCGGAGAGAATGCCTGCGAGCATTGCTCGTACTGGAAGGAAGAGGAAGTCCCGGAAGAAGAACGGCCCATATACGGAGCCGACACGATGCATTCATGCGATGTCGACCGCGTTGGACTGGACGGCGCGGATTTGATCGAGCGCCTGACCGACCGCTGCGCTCGCTACGCCGAGGAGATCGCCGTGGCGCAGGAGCGGCAGAGATGGATCCCGGTGGAGGAGCGGCTGCCGGAAGATCGTAGCGATGTCCTCGTTGTCGCGTATTGGCACGAAAGATGGGGCGTCTATATGGGCTGGTGCGCTCCCAAAAGGTCGGAATGGAGTGTCCATATCGGCATTGGGGATAGAAACGATGTCGCAGTCACCTATTGGATGCCGCTGCCCGAAGGGCCGGAGGAGGAAAGGTAAATGAAAAGACTAACAACTAATTACCCAGACAACAACCTTGATGCCGCCCTGAATTTGTTTTACATCAAAGACTTTGAGACGTGGGTGCGTGGCGGAGGCGATGGCCCGGATTACCCGGACATCCGGCTCTACGATTTTATCCGCAAAGCCGCAAAGATTTTGCTGCCGGACTTGGACTTCCCAATGGATGATGATGGCGTAGACTATGCGATGGGTGAGCTTTTGTTGGACGGTCCTGATGAGCCGACAGGCTTGCTTGCCCTGCTTTATACCGCAGCATGGTCATACGCAGAACTGCGTGGCAGGCTCATGCAATACGAGGACACGGGCAAGACACCGGTGGAAGTGTCCACACTGGTTAAAGATTGGAACGACCTTTGCACTATCGTCAGAGAGTGCGGTGGCATTAGCCGAGTAAGGGTACTGGCCGAGGCCGACAAGGACGGTCGGCTGGTGGTGTCGCCGGAACCTCCGAAGGTGGAGAAATGATGGGGAATGTTAATTGCCTGCGTTGCCGCTTTAGGCATGAGGACAACGGGAACTGTACTGCGGTCGGCGGGTTTTGCACGGCTGTCACGGCGGCGCACTGCCCGCTGCTGCGGGAATATTTGGACACGGGGCTTGAACCGGAGGAAATTAACGATTTGGCGAGTGTGCGGGAAATATCGCCGGAAACAGAATACGCCATCAACAAGCACGCCGACAATATCATTGAGCGGCTTGACAAGCTGCTCCACCAGACGGACGACGATGCTCGCCTGCGCGAGTTGGCCGAGGCCGACAAGGAAGGCAGGCTCTTCCTCCTGCCGCTGGAGCCTGGGCGGTCGATGCTCTGCCAGGAGCATTTTGAACGACCGTGGGTTATGAAGAACGTGGCGCCCTGCGTCCAGTACCAGAGCAGCGTCGGTATCGTCTTTTACATGGGATACGACGTGTTCCGCGGCCTCGTGGTGCACGGAAAGATCACTCCCCTCTCGCCGGAGGGAGAAAAATCATTGGAGGCGATGGAAGATGACTGACATGGAACGCAAGACCTTCTGCGCGGCGCTCAGGCGCTACGGCGCGCAGGCGCAGATCACGATGGTCTTTGAGGAGATGGCCGAGCTGCAGGATGTGCTGTGCAAGTTCCTGCGCGGGCGCGTGGACGGCGACACGCTCGCCAACATCGCCGAAGAGATCGCCGACGTCGGGATCATGCTTGACCAGATGGCAATCGAGTTTGAGGTCGAGGACGCGGTGGCGGAGCAGCGGGCACACAAGGTCCAGCGGCTGCGGGAAAGGATGGAGAATGATGCCTGATTGTAAAGCGTGCGGGTCGTGGTTTGCGGCAGTAAATAAACGTGAGTCCCTATGCCCGATCTGCGAAAGGGCATTGGCACGGTTGGCTGGCTATGCTGCGCCGGTGGTGCATGGGTGCTTCGAGCCGTGTTTTGACGAGAACGGTAATTGGCGGCAGGGCTTTGCGAAATGCTCGAATTGCGGCAAGGAATACTACGCACAGGTAATCAACCATTTTGGTTACTGCCCCAACTGCGGGGCGAAAATGGACGGAGGTGCGGACAATGGCTGAATACATTAAGCGGGAGGCGTTGCTGGACAGCATTTGCTATGAAACGTGCGGGATAGCGTTTTGCGGCGCTACGAACTGTGCTTTTATGGCAAAGGTTTGCTCTGCGCCCGTTGCCGATGTTGCCCCGGTGGTGCATGCGCGGTGGATACATAGCCGATACGAGGACTGTTCTGAACAGTTTGAGCTTGTGAAGTGCTCCCAATGCAATCATGAGGCGTATGCGATGGCCTTCTATGTTCGCGGCGGCAATTACTGCCCCAACTGCGGGGCGAAAATGGACGGAGGTGCGGACAATGGCTGAATACATCAAGCGAAAAGCTGTGATTGATCTAATCACACGTCGGTACGAAAATCCAGAAATCTGCACGCAGGAGATCAACAGTATTCCCGCCGCTGACGTTGCCCCAGTGGTGCATACAAGGTGGGCGCATCTTGGCGGGGACGAGTGGTGCTGCTCTGCGTGTGGCTTTGTCATCACCACTGAGGGCAGTTGGGATAAGCCTACCAAAAAATACTGCGAGGATTGCGGCGCGAAGATGGACGGAGGTGCTGACAATGCCTGAATTTAGACGCTTGACCTACAAGACGCCGGACGGGGCGTGGGGCATCGAGGGCGTGAGCTTGCTCACCTGCCCGGCGCGGCTCTACGGCACGGCCGCGAAGCTGTGCGACATGGAGAGCCTGTGCGAGGACGTGTACCGCGCCAAGGACGCCGAGCTGACGCTCGACGCGCTGCAGGAGCTGGTGGACAAGGGGCTCGGCGGGCGCTTCATCGACCTGCGCAGGGTGCTGGAAGGGGTGGATCTATGACGGGGAGCAAGGTGTTGATCGTCAAGTTGCCGGAACTGCACGTCGACGTCAAGGCGCTCGAGGCGTTCCGCGCCTATGTGTGCGACGCGCTCGGCGCGGGCACGCTGGTGCTGCCGGGCGGCACGACCTACGCGGTCGAGGAATTTCCCCCGCTCGGCGCGGTAGAGGTTGTCGCGGGGAACGCCGTGCCTGTCGTGATCGGCGGGTCGAGGCCGACGCCTGCGGGCAGCGGGCTGGTCGTTGGCGGACGCGTCGTCCGCTCCGTGCCCGATTCGGGCACGGAAAAGGGCCCTCCCAAGAAGGAGCTGCCTGACATCCCCGCGGCGAAGGGCGTGAGCCGACCGGAGCCGAAGCCAGTCGAGCCGCCGGAAAGACCGCCCGAGGAGAAGGCCGACGTGCCGAAGCCTACGGAGATCAAGCTGCCGTTGGCGGTCGGTCAGGCAACGCCGCGGTTTGCCGGGAAGGCGTCGAGCGAGAAAGCGGACATCTTTGCCCGGTTGAACCGATACTGGTCGGAAAAGGGGCCGGGCTCGATGATCAAGCTCTCCGAGGCCTGCGGGCTGGACGCCTCGAAGCTCTACCTGATGCAGCGCAACGACGGGAAGTTTGACATTGAGCACTGGCGCGCGGTCAACGCAGGTCTGGACAAGCTCGGATACGGAGGAATGAAATGACAAGAAAACGGATGATCAAGCTACTGATGGGATTGGGTGCATCTCGTAATGATGCGGTGTGGGTAGCGCACCTGTGTAATGGTGAGTTTTCGCACAAAGACGTCTTATTGTCCATACTCTCAGAATATATCCGGAGCCGCCTCGATCAACGGGAAAGGCGCATCATTGAGGACGACATGACCGGCGCGGTCGCCGGGATGGTCGGGAGTGTGTATGGCTAAGCGGTTCTACTGCGTGCGGCAGCGCGCGGGGAATCTGGTCAAGGAGTACCGCGGGACGATGCCGCCGCGCTATGCGCCCTCCGACACCGACGAGGATCGCCGCGCCAAGGCTGACCTCAAGGCGCAGCGGCGCACAGTGCTCAACCGCGACTCGACCGACCGGCTCGAGCTGATGATCGCGCTCATGGGCAAGTACGCCACGCACTACATTCTGGAGTTCGACGACGAGCATCTGCCGGAGCGCTTTGCCGACGTGCGCAAGGCGCTGCGGGCCTTCCTGCGGCGCGTGGAGCGCTTCCGAGGCAAGGGCGGGCTTGACTACATCCCGGCCATTGAGGGGCTGCACGGGGCGCACAGGTATCACATCCACCTCGTCGCGGACTACCGGCAGCTCTCGCCGGCGGAGGTGCGGTTCCTGTGGCAGTGCGGCGAGGTGACGGACTGGCCAGTATTTAAGCGGCACGGCAAGGCGCTCGGCTACCGCTACCTCGCGCGCTATCTCACCAAGGAGCGCAGCGACGGAATCATCATCCCGGTGGGGCGGCATCCGTGGAGCTGCTCGCGCAGTCTGCGCGCAAAGCTGCCGCCGCCGGAGGTGTGGCTCGACGAGAGCGATGCGATCACGATACCGTTCGACGCGATGCTCCCACGGGTGCGGACCGGCGGCAGTCAATTTGGCAGCTACCGGGTGGCGAGCTGGATCGAGGCGTAAGGAATCGCATGCGCGCGTGCGCGCGACATTACTTGTAACCTATTGGCTTTTTAGTGACAAAATGAAAGGATGGCGATGAACGACTTGAAAACGATCGCGAAAGGTGCTAAACTTAGCATCAAGGACGGACACATCGTGTGTCCCGTCTGCCGGATGAAAACCAGGCAGATCATCCGGCCGGAGACCGAGGCGAAAAACCTGCAGGTGTTCTGCGCGCAGTGTAAGTCGCAGATGCTCGTGAATATCAAAACTGGCCAGTGCTCTTTTGTTAGCCCGTGCTGATCGAGTCCAGACGTTGGACGTGATCGGTGCGGGTGTTTTCTTTTGCCCATGTTTGATTATTCACGAAAGAACAAGCGCTGGCAGCGGCTGCGCGTGCTGGCGCTCCGGCGGGACGGATATCGGTGCCGGGAAGCGGCCCGGTACGGTCGGCGCGAGGCGGCGCAGGTGGTGCATCACATCTGGCCTGCCGAGGACTACCCGGAGTATGCGTACTGTCTCTGGAACCTCGTGAGCCTGTCGAGCGCGGCGCACGATGCGATGCACGATCGCGCGACCAGAAAGCTCACGGCGCTCGGTGAGCGCTGGCGAAATAGAGTCCCCCCACCTCCTGGCGGGTGACGGTGGAGTCTCTGCAGCTGGGCGCAGGACTCCGCGCACACGCGGCGGAAAATTTTCCCGGAGAAAAATGGCTGGAAAAACGCCGGGGGCGCGCCCAAAAAGCTGCTCGGTAGAGACTGCCGGAGCGGCGCGTGATAAGAGCCTGCGCGTATGCGCCCGATAGTTTGTTTCACGCGGGCCGCGGATGCGAACCGCGCACGGACCGCGCGGATGCGTTGACGCCAGACTTCCCCATGATTTGTCCCAGATGCTCCGGTGCAGCCCCCGGCTCTTGAGCCGGATAGTCTTCACGCTTCTGTCCCCTGCCCCTCGGCACCTCCGAGGGGCGGGGGGCGCAGAAGCGTCCCCGCCTTTCAGACAGGCAGGTGCAGATGGCCCGTGAATTGGGTCTGAATCCCGACAAGC